GAAGCGTTGCGCATACCGCCATGTGGCACTTGGTCGGTTTCAGCGTCAGTAAGCGGTGAGCCGTTGATGGTGTAGAACTGTTGCACACCCGTGCTACCCGTAAGGTTGAACGACACAACTTGACCGATTCGCACACCAGCGAGAGTGATTGTACCGTTGTAGAACATAAACGGCTTTTGAGTGAACTTAGCGATACCGGCTTCTTTGCGCTTAGCGTCGGTGTTGGCCGTGTCCTCAAACATTCGGTGAGGATTGTAGCGGTCGCCTTTGGTGTCTTCAAGTCGTCCAGTATCGGTGTAGCACAGCGCTGCGTCAAAGTTGACGGTGGTGCGGAGTGCTGCGTCAGTGTCGGCGGTGATGCTGAAGTCCTTGACCTTACAGCCACGGAACACACGAGTCAGTTGCTTGGTGTCCGAGACGCCGCCGTCAGTGACATCGTCTTCGTTTCCGTCGCTGTCTCGGCGGCGAATGCTGACTTCCATAGCAAAAGAAGGGACACTGCTGCGGGAGTAGAGAAGACGAGTGACACCGTTTGCGAGAGCGCCAGTTCCGAGTCGGTCGGGGCTTCCTTGAGTAGAACCAGCGTTGAAACGAGCAAAACGAATCACGGTGTTGTCAGCGTGCGGGAAACACAACCCATCATCAAGGAAAATTTGAGTGGCAGTGATAGCCACAATACGACGAATTTCATTCGTCTCAGTGGTGTCAAAGTAAGTTGATTTGGGATTGGTCACATCTCCAAACTTGTTTCCAGTGTCGGCTTCGTTGTAAGTGATGATGTCAGCAGCCGTGGTGTCTTTGATAATCACATAATCGCCTGCTGCCACTGGGTCGGTACCACCGGTAAAGTCGGGAGTACTCGTACCGTCAAATGTCAGTAGAGTCGCACCGACCTTGGTTGCACCGTTCAATTTGTAATCGTTGTTGTCAAGCAGACTATCGTAAGTCGTACCGACATCAACAGCCTCCATACCGAGGCAGTAGTAGAGCCAGCGTGGATTGTGCATGTTGACTTCAAAAGAGCCGCCTTCGTTGAGGAAGCGTCCGGGCACTTGCACAGCGACATCTCGGCCAAGACCGACGACATGGTAGCGCTTCAAGTCCACCTTGGTTTCGGGCAGCGTGACAGTTGCAGCGAGACCAAGGAACTGGTCGGTGAGCACTGACTCACTGGAGTCAGCGGCGCTGGCAGTAGCAGCCATTCCAACATCAAGGGAAGGGACAGTGAACCCATGAATGAACATGATGTCGTTTGTTTTGGAATCCTTGTTACCACCGCTGTGGTCCGTAGTGAGCGCTGGTGTAATTGTCAACTCAGTGACGGTGCCGTTGAGAGCGTGCTTAACGACGGTGAAGGTGCGACCGCTAACGGAGGAATCGTCGTCGGTACTGAAGTTGGGTGTGGTGCTGGCGATACGGAACGAGATTTTAGCCCCGACCAGCATGCCAACAGGGTACTTGAGTTGCCCGCCGTTGACGGGCATGGAGGCGGCACCGCCACTGAAAGTAATCACGCTGGTGTCAGCCACCGTGTCTCTTGTTCCGGTCTTTGCACGGAACAAAAATGAGCCAGCAAAGTTATGCTGAAGTTGTAATCCGGTCTCGTGACCGAATGAAATCTCCGTTAAATCACCCTTGTACACTGTTGAAGGCATGTCCGCTCACCTCATGGCACGAGTTCCGCAAATATAACAACCTCTATTTGGAAGGTCATTCGGAACAGACTCTTGGTTCTATCCGAGAGGTCCGTGCGAGTTTTGAAAACCAAGCGGTCAAAGGAGACTCCATCCCCCTTGCGCTTGGTGTGAATGAGCCGACGCACCTCGTTTTCCATGGCTTGTTGGTGCGCTCGGCTCTTGGTTGTTCGCAGGTCAACGGTGATGTTGATGCGGGTTGTGACAAAATCGTACAGCAATTCGGGTGCTTCTTCGTTGTGAGCCGTTTCGTACACAAGCACATAGTCCGACTTCTTGAGGTCAATGCGCTTTCCACGCTCGGGTAGAGTGGTGGCGATGTCAGCAATCACGGGCTTGATGTTGCTGGTGTTTGCCCGGTTCCAATCATTGAGAGTATTTATGACAACATCAAGGCCCTCAGTGAATGTCGCTACCATCACAAATCCCTCCTGTACGCTGCTACATCGGGCACCAAGGAGCCGCCACTGAACTTCAACTTGTACTCTTGAAGTGCTGGAGATTCACGAAGCATCCGCTTATCTACCCTATCTAATGCCGCCTTAAGAACGCTTTCGTTGGGTTGCCGCCCATTTTGCGTGTAGTTGCCACCCTCGTCTTTTTTGATGCCTTCAATCGCCAACTCCTGTTCCTCAATCTGCTTACGCACACTGGCAGGTGACTGAGTGATAACTTGACGCATATCGTCTTGCACCTTCTCGCCCTTCATCTCTTTGGCTAACTCATCCATGAGGTCGTCCACTTCGTCACGGGGCATGCGCATCACTCAAACAACACGATTTCACGATACCTCGGTAGGATTCTGTCAATCTCTCCTTGAAGCAACTGCACCTTAGCCGACAAGTCAATGTTGCTTGTGCCTTCGGGCAAGAGAACGCTACGGTCGTCGGACATCAGCAAATCAATGACCACCATTTTTGTAGCCACCTCTTCAATCGCCTTCTCCAAGTATCGCTCACCGTAAATGTAGGACACCTTTACAGCGTTCCACTCAAAGAAGGGGTACGAGTTGTTGAAGTAAATGATGCCCATTTCATAGTCCATCCACCAGTCCTTGAGACGAGCGTTGTCGCCGCTGGCACTCCCACCCTGCAAGTCAACTTGAAGCAGGTGTTGAGTAGCCGTGCCGCTGGAAGGAAGGCTACCTACCACCGCAACGCAACCTGTGAAAGTGGTGTCAGTCTTACCGGTGTATCGGAACACATTCGTACCGTCTGTAGCCACACCAGCCGCTGCAAAACCGCTGGTAGTGCCCACTGTGATTGTACCGCCTGCTTCACCCGATATGGTGGCTGTGTTGCGCTTTGTTTGAGAGATGGTGACCGTGCTGTCGGTTGAGACAATACTGCATGTTTCACCGGCCTTTACTGAGCGCATGCTTGAAATTTTGACAACACCCGTGCCGTAGTCAGCGTTGGCTGAGGCAAAGAATTCATTGTGTACACCAACATTTGTGGTTGAGCCTTCAAGTGTGAAGGCAGGGGAGAACTCAACGGATGCCTTGTTCACCCTGTCTTCCTTGTTGATGAGGTCAGCGAGGTTTTGCGCTGTGGTCGTAGCGTCAAAATCCGTGCGCCACTTAGCGGTCGTAGCAGTACCGGCAGTGTCTTTTTCAGCGGTCAAGACAGCAGCACTGCCGTTGCCCGGTGACAGCACGATTGAACCACTGATGGCTCGCACATCCTCGGGCAATTTGATGCGAGCCTCAGCGCCACAAATCTCACGGTAGTCGTCGCCTTGCCACAGTTCAATGCGTAGCATTTGCTGGACATTCCGAAACAGCAGGGGAGTTGTACCGACATAATCTGTGTAGTATCGGCGTCGGTAGGGCTTGTAAGTGTCAAAATTGATGTACTCAGCGGACACGAGATACGGTCGCCAAGCGTTGTGAGTGTAGTTGTCTATGCGGTCTTGAATCTCACGAATACGAGCATGCACGATGTTTTTCGTCACACCACGCTGTCGTCCGATTTTGCTGTTGGTAAAGGATGCGAGATTCTGCACATAGGTGTTGTCGGCTGTTTCATAATCAGCGTGAGTGAAGGAGCCCGTGAACACCAACTTCACACCGCTTGTTCCACCGTTTTGGATGTCAGTGATTGTCTTCTCTTCACCGAGAGGATTAGCGTCGCTGTAAATGAAAATGGTGTCTCCAGTCTCGGTACCGCAGCGCCTGTAGTCCTCGCCCGTGATGAAGACACCATCGGCTACTGAGTCTGCTGAGGCGAGCACAGGCTCTTGAGGGCCGATGCCGAGGTAGTCAGCCACCTTTTGAGCCGTCGTGTACACAATTGCTTCGGGGTTAAGGGGCCGAGTCTCGGGCTCACCGGGATTGAATACGACTGGCATGTTCAATCCCTCTTGTTTTCATCACGGTGCCCAAGGTTGTACTCCATGGGTTTCTTGCACGCCCCACAGGTTTCACGCCACAGGAAGTGGAGCATACCGCAGTGTTGACAGCGAGTGCCCGAGCCGATGTTGAGGACATCAGCAGCGGTGCTGTTGCGGTTGCGTTGTTCGCTGGTGACGCCAGCAAGAGGATTCTCTTCGTTGAACACAGCGTTCATGTCAAGGCTGACATCCGAAAGGATGTTTTGCTTTTGCATTCGTTCAATGTCAGTGAGTTCAATTGTTTGGGTGTTTAGCGTCATACATAACCCTCACACTCAAACATAACTGACAATGATGTAAATGTTGCCCAACACCGTGATTGGGTCCGAAGCCACAAGGCTCGTCGCACTGGTCGCATCGCCAATTGTGCCAACTGCGGCTTCAATTGTCGTCTCCAAGGTACTGGTGTCACTGAACTCCTTCGGTGAGAAGGGGCCTACAACTTTGTACTTGGGAGTCAAGTTCGCCATGAGGAATCACCTCACGAGCGACGACCAATAACAACGAAAGTTCCACCAGTTGTGGTTTGACCAACAAAGGCTGGTGCAATCGTGATGGTGGTGCCCGAGAAGGTGATAGCGTCCATGATTGAGTTATCAACAGCGGCATAAGAAGTGCCACCAGCGATGTCAACATCTTGGTGTTTGACAAGTTGAGCAGCAGTGGGGTTCACAATTGCTCCATCAATTGAGGCCAGCAGGCCGGACAAGTCAACGCTTGCGTCCCCAGCCTCGTAAGAGCCGGTCACAATCATGCGGTCGCCAAAGTAGGTTGGTCGGGGGTCAATTGTTACTGCCATTATTCTTCACTCTCCTGTGATTCTTCTTCGGCGGAGTCTTCCACCAGTGCTTCTGTCTCAGCCACTCCGTCGGGACTCATAACAGTTGCGACGAGTTCCAACAAAGTGGTTTTCGTAGCGTAGCCTTTAGGTTTGATGTCGTAGCCTGCAAGCCATGTTTGAATGTCTGCTCGGGACCAACTCTTGTCGGGGATGCCGTCAAGTCCTTCGTCAACGGTGACTTCTTCGTCGCCTCGGGACCAGCCCTCAATGCGGAAATCGTCGCCAAAGCGAAGGCCGTAGCGGTCCAACCAAGCCGTGGTGACTTCTCGGGACTCGCCACGAATGAAATCGCGGTGCGTCTTGTCGGGGTTGGGTCGCTGGTAGCGAGTACCAATGTATGTGATGGTGGGCACGAATGCTCACCTCACGAGTAGAGTACGAGCATTTGTCCGCTGGTCACTGCGCCGGTTGCTTCAAAGGTAACGACTTTACCACTGAACGAAAGTCCAGCGGTTTGACCGTTGTTTGCCGTGAAGGTCGTAAGGAACGCACCGGTGATTGCACTGATGCCACCTGCGAGGGTCACCGTGTTGGAGTCAGCGATGTTTGCCAAGGTAATGATAGCCATTTTGGGGGCTGGGTCATATCCGTTAGCGCCATCACTGTTGGATGCTTGGAAGGTGCCGGGTCCACCGCCGGGGTAGGACACATCTGCTGCGCCGTCAAGCCACTCAGTGGTGTCTTGCGAGCCTGCTCGGAGTTCCCAAGCGCCTGTTACGGTTGCCGTAAGTGAGCCGCCTGCTGCTGTTGCTGTCAATTCTGCTGCCATGTTTTTTCATCTCCTGTTGTTTTGTTTTCCTCACTTAAGGTCTCGGATGGAGCCTTGAGCGCCAAAGAAAGTCGTCCACACTTCGCCCATCGTTCGGTAAAGTCCCTCTTGTCCGAGGCGGTTGATGGCGAATGGGTCGCCGGTTTCAATACCGCTCTCAAAGTATTGGGTAGGAATGGCCGTGCTGAAGTAGAGGTAGTCCGTGTCAAGGAAGTACATTCGGGACAAACCATCGGTCTCCACATCCTTGGAGGGGATGATTGGAACACCGTTGTAGGTAGCCACGATGAAACCAGCCTCAATACCGGGAACACCTTTCACACCGTTGTAGGTAGGGGTGACTCGCTTCTCTTCCATGAATCGCTGTTGGGCTTGGAGGAGTTGCTGGAGTCGCATGAGGGTGTCGTAGCCAGTAAGAATGACCTTGGGGTTGCCACCACGCTCCCACATCTGCTGGAAGAGGGTGTCCAAGTGGTCAAGGCTGAGGACACGGCGGTTTGCAGCGTCAGCGTCAGTACCACAGTTGACTTCAGCGTTGGACCACGAGTTGGCACTGCGGTCAATGCTGTAGATGTCAAGGTCGGATGCACCACAGTGGTCAGCGGAGGCGCTGCCCGTTTCCATGGAAGTAGAACCACCGGAAGCACCACCGTCGTTGCCGGTGATTCGGTCAAGGGACTCAAAGTTGTTTCCGGCGACCGTAGCACAGTCGGTGAGGAGCATTTTGTTGACCATCTCAGCGTGGTGCTTGCCCATTTCTTCCTTGAGGACCGAGCGCATGTCGCCCAATCCGTCGTCCTTGTCGGCAAGGAAGATAGCAACTTCGCTGACATCAAAGGTGTGTGCAATCACCTTTGGCTTGGCAGCGATGTGCTGGAAGGTTGGCTTGATGGTTTCGGGGAGGGTTGCGTTCTCAGCGATACCACCAGTCAAGACGCCGCCGTTGGGCTTCTCGGTGATAACTCGCCATCCACTGCGCTCCCATGGGCGCTTTGGAAGGATTGAGAAGGCGTTGAACTCTTGGTTCAACTGGGACCAAACCTTGCGACCGTAGATGGCTTGGTAGGTTCCAGCGGTGGTGGAAAGCATTGGGCTGTCAGCCTTGAGCAATTCACTACCGGTGTAGGAATAACCCATAGCATTTCCAGCGCCGTAGTAGTAGCGCTCCATGTCAGTTACAGTTCGTACATAATTGCGTGCCATATTTTTTCATCTCCTTTTGTTTTGTTTGTTGAGGGTTCACTCGCCTCGGAACACTCCGTTTGCGAGTTGGTGAACTTCGTCCCACGACATGCTGCCGAGTTCTTGGGTGCTTGGCACTTCAACAGCGCTGTAGCCGCCTTCGGACTTGGCAAGGGTGGTGGATTCGGTACCGATGTTGTCAATGCGCTCCGACAGGGCTTCAATGGACTTCATGATTTCATTCAATGGTCCACGAGCGTCAAAGGCTTGTGCTTGAGCCTTGCTGATTTCAGCCTGCTGCTCCTCAGCAAAGCGGTGCTCAAAGTTGTTTTCCAAAGCCTTGCGGAGTTGTTCTTCCTCCTTTGCAGCCTTGAAGACGCTGTAGGCTTCCTCAAGGGAGGCTGGGTCAACGGAGGTCACGAAGTCGGACTTGTTGACTGAGCCGCCTCGGGAGAGACCAGCACGAGCGAGAGCGTTGGTGGATGGGTTGCCGCCTTCTTGGGCACGACCCTTCACTTGACCAGCGAAGTAGTCAGCACCGTCGCCAATGATGGCGGGGTCGGAGCCAAGGTTGGCTTTGGTGATGCCGTCAAAGTGAGCACGGGCACCTTCGGTGTCCACACCAGCGGACTTGAGGGTGTTTTCCATCCAGTCAAGGTACTCAGCGGAGATAACATCGGAGAATTCGTCGGACTTCTTCTTGTCGTCCTTCTTCTCCTCTTCTTTGTCGTCCATGGCCTTGTCCTTGTGGTCTTTCTTTTCGTCCTCGTCATTTTGCATGGCGTACACTCCCTTTTCTTTGTCGTCCTTCTTTTTGTCCTCGTCCTTCATGGCAGCACGAAGTTGAGGAGGCATACCTTTCTCCATGGAGTCCAGTCGCCCTTCAAGTCGGGACAGCACATCGTTCATTTGTTCCATTACATCGTCGGTCATTTTGTTCACCTTGTTGTTTTTGTCTTCTTTCAGTATTTTGAATGTTGATTCGGGATTGATTCCTTTTTCGCAGATGGTTATTTCGTGAAGTTCCAGTTTGCTGATTTCTTGATATGAGCCGTGGGTTGCATCGGATTTGTGAACTCGCTTGAATGCCTGTCCTCCGATACTAAATCCTGTTAAGTTGCCCTTCCGTATTTCCGAAGCCACTTCTCGTGCTTTTTCAATATCATTTCGGAGTTGGACAACGACAAACATGCCAGCATCGTCAACTTCGCTTTTCCATAACCTCCCTTGATTGTCTGTGTATTGTGGAATTACTTCTCCAACTTGAATGTTTGAGTGGGCCAGTTGTACATTACGGTATTTGGGGTCGCTCATGTATTTTTTGAACGCATCCTTCAATGCTGACCTTGTGATTAAATCTCCCTGCTTGTCAACGAGTTCAACACTGGCGTACCCTGCGACCACGAGGTCGTTGCTCCCTTTGAGAAGGGAGAGGTTCGCTGGTTGTTTTCGTAGCAACACACTAACCACTCCTCTTTTCGTTCACCTACATAAATGAAGCGGCATCAGTCATTTTCCGATTCCGCTTCATAATCAGCAGACTGCTCTCTATTTTTGCGCTTCTCCCAATCGGGCATGGACTGTTCGGATGTCAACGAAGTAGGGCCACGAGGCGATTCAATACCGCTACCAACATCAATGCCCAGTCCTTGAGCACTGGTTCTACCGGACATTTTCTCCTTGGCGATACGCTCGTAGAGGTCAACAATACGAGTCAGCGTCTTGACCATGAGTTCCTCACGCTTAGGTTTGATGATGGCGTTTGCGTCGTCTTCCTCAATGATACCAGCGGACTCTTTGGCGGAAGCGCGGCGATGCTTGGGGTCAGCCATACTACGAGTTGGACCGGTTGCTTTCATCATCAGCGATGTAGCGGGTCTCCACAACGGCGCAAGACTTTGAGCGAGTTCAACAGCGTAAGTGCTGTCGCTAAGTTCACCCAACATGGAGGTGGGTGTGTGTGCCCAAAACCCATGAGAGGACTTCTCAAGCGTGTAGGACACATCATCAATCCCGTGAAGTGAAACCACGACGCTTTGCTTTCGCAGCGAAAGGTCAAACGGCACATGAATGAGGTCGTGGGACTTCGCCAACAGGGATAGCGTTTCAGCAGAAGCAGCGGCACAATCAGCCTCACCTACGATTTTTGATGCAGTTACATCAAACAGCGTTTTGTCGTTGCGCTTCTTCTTTCTCACACCCGATACGGAGACGCTCACCACATCACCTTCGTTGAACGGCTTGGGACTTTGCACTGTACCGACATCAAGGTAGTGCTTACCTTCATGCTCAACACCACGATTGCCAAGTCCCTCAGCGTCAAGTGGCCCAGCACCAAGGCGGTAAGTGAAAGGACCCTTACCTCGCACATCAAGGATGATGA